CCGAAATTGTTTAGTGTTGGCAGTAACGACATAGTTTCGATTGTTGACGTCGACCAATATGTTGACATGAACTGGTTTATGACTGAGCATTTCTGTCCGATACTACTATATACATTCCAACCAGGAGTGTGCGCGGCTGACCGAGGTGAGTATTCATACACCTTCAATAAGAACAACGAGGTAGTTACCGAGTTGCTGGAGGTGCTGAGTATGTGCACAAGGTCTGGAACTATGATACTGATGTCATAACAACCACGAGATTGTTTGCCGGGAAAAGCTGGACTAATTGGAGAAATTGGATACCTTTTGTGACTACTGCTTACCTGGTGGACAAACGCCAGATGGACCCGGACCACCAGCTAATCGGATTGTTTCCGATCAAGCGGTGGTTCGGACCTCTGGCGCTAATTGCTAGGTACCTGAAAGGGAAGCCACTCCAGCGATTTAGTATTGTTAATGGAGATTTCCTGCGGTTGACGAACCATGGACCCGGTGGAATGACTGTTTCCACTGGGAAAATCGGATCACCTCTATGTGGAACTATAACCGCGCGACAGGACGCAGCCCTTGCGTCCCTAGCACGAACCACGAAAAGTGGCTTGACCCTTATGCACGTGAAGAAGATCATGCCTGACGATGAGTTGGGCGCGACTTACGTGTATGAGTTTCATTCTCAAAAGTTGCCAGAGGTAACGGTGGTATCGTACAGCGGTAGCCGCAAAGATGGTGTCCGAGGATACCAGTTTAACCCAATGAATTATGACCCCGAGGCGAAGCACTCGCTTGTTTCATTCATGTCACCAATAATTGATGGTGGATTTTGTCCAGATATTACATTGGACAATGCGAAACAAGCGATTGCTGGTCGCATAACAGGCGTGAAAAGTGTTACTTCGGTTGATCGGTTTATGAGCCGGGCGATCGATGAGTTTTCTAGAATCCTGTTGGGCACTGCTGGTGTGAAGAAACAGTCTCTAATACCCTACGGGTATGAAGAGGTGTATGCCAGACAGGACCGCCCGACGCAACGACGGATTTTGCAGCAGGCAGAATTTGTCGAGGGCAAGAATGTGGGTAAGAATTTTATGAAGCGAGAAGCATATGGAAAGTGTTCTGACCCCCGCATTATTACCACTATTGAAGGATCACGGAAATACCGATATTCCACTTTCATGTATGCATTCACTGATGAGGTCATTAAGTGCCAGCCATGGTATGCGTTTGGCAAGACCCCGTTGGATGTAGCATGTAGAGTTGGATCTGTCTGCTCATCAGCAAAGCAGATTAGTAACACCGATTTCTCCAGGTTTGATGGAACCATTAGTGAGGTGGCTAGAGCGTTGGAAAAGCGTTGCATTCTTGCAGCTTTCCGACCGGAATATACGGATGAGCTGCTTACCTTGCTAAGGGACCAATGCGGTGTGGACTGCTATATCAGTGTGAACGACGAATCTGTACACTACAATTCCGGCCTGGCCAGGTTATCTGGCTCGCCGGAAACTAGCACGTTCAACTCGCTGGTTAATGCATTCACCGCTTTCCTAGCCTGGAGGATGACTAAGCTTCCCACTGGCGGATACGTCAGTGCAGCCGAAGCTTATACCCGCCTGGGCATGTATGGTGGAGATGATGGCATAACGCCTGATCTCCAACCATCCGTGTATGTGCGAGCTGCGACAAAGCTTGGCCTGAAGTTAGATATTGAGCCGATCCCAAGGGGGTCGAGGGGCGTCAAATTTCTGAACCGGATATATGGACCCGAAGTCTGGTTTGGAGACGTCACGAGCATGAGTGATCCACTGCGTGCGCTGTCCAAATTCCACTTGTGTGTGAATATGGACACGCGCACTACTGATCTCACAAAGTTATGTGAGAAGGCTTATGCTTATTACTTGAGCGACCGGTCTACACCGGTGCTCGGAGAGTTCGTTAGTTCAGTGGTGCGAATTCTCCCACACCAATATCGCTTTAGGAACCTCCATGGGATCTGGAACGCTCAGTATGAAGAGCTCGCCCAGTACCCCAATGGAGTGATCGATGGTGAAAATGTTCACACGCCTGATTGGATGGTTGAGGAATTTCAACTCGCCGTCCCTGGCTTTAGACATGACATCTTTCGATCATGGCTTCGAGACGTGGCTGAGGACCTTAGTGCCCACCTGTCCCCACCTAGCAACATGGTTGAGCGGCCTGAACCGCAGGTCGCCCAACCGGTTGTTGTTGATGGGGACATCGTCGAACCTGCCCAGAGCTGTAAAATCCCCGTGAAAACGGAGCTCCGCCGGCGTAAGCACCGCGTTATGCCGAGGGAACCCGTAGCGCGATTCTTCGGAGTCGCGAGGCGCGGACGGTCGATGGGCGACGCACCGGAGGGAACCGG